CATTAGACGATGCGGAAGCGGTCGTCCATGTATTAAAAATTTCCGAAAATGACTTGCGTAAGCAACAAGTCGCAGGATTTTATTCAGATATTGAACTCACTAAACCTCAAGGCACAATTACCAATGAGCTAAAAGAAAAAGAGAGAGAAGTAGAAGGAATTACAAAATCCCAAAGAGTCGAACCTATGTATACAGTTCTAGAATGCCACGTTAATCTAGACCTAGAAGGATTCGAAGATGTTGGTCCTGACGGAGAACCAACCGGAATAAAATTGCCTTACATCGTAACCATCGAGGAAGGTAGTAGGAAAGTTTTGTCTATTAGACGAAACTTTGCGCCCAATGATCCCAAGAAAATAAAAATCCAATATTTTGTCCATTTCAAATTTCTGCCTGGACTAGGATTTTATGGCCTTGGACTCATTCACATGATTGGCGGATTGAGTCGTACTGCAACTGCGGCTCTCCGTCAGTTACTAGATGCTGGAACTTTATCAAACTTACCAGCCGGATTTAAACAAAGAGGTGTCAGAGTAAAAGATGATGCCCAAAATATACAACCAGGTGAATTTAAAGATGTTGACACTCCTGGTGGTAATCTAAAAGATGCTTTCGTATTCTTACCTTATAAAGAACCATCACAGACTTTATTGCAGTTGATGGGTATTGTAGTTCAAGCAGGACAAAGATTCGCGTCCATTGCTGACATGCAGGTCGGGGACGGGAACCAGCAGGCCGCTGTTGGTACGACTGTCGCTCTTTTAGAACGTGGTTCAAGAGTAATGTCAGCAATCCACAAAAGACTATACGTGTCTTTAAAACAAGAATTTAAATTATTAGCTAATGTTTTTAAAACATATCTTCCACCTGAATATCCTTACGATGTGGTAGGTGCAGCAAGAAATGTTAAACAAACAGATTTTGATGACAGAGTAGATATTTTACCAGTTGCGGATCCAAATATATTTTCAATGTCGCAAAGAATTTCAATGGCTCAAACACAACTACAATTAGCTCAAACTAATCCACAAATGCATAATATGTATATGGCGTACAGAAATATGTACTCCGCGATCGGTGTTAAAGATATTGATAGAATTTTACCACCACCTCCACCGAATCAACCTAAAGATCCGGCGATCGAGCACATTGATGCATTAGCCATGAAACCTTTCCAAGCGTTTCCTGGTCAAGATCATAGAGCTCATGTAACCGCTCACTTATTTTTTATGGCGACCAACTTTGTTAGAAATAATCCAAGTATTACAGCTGCATTAGAGAAAAATGTATTAGAGCACATTTCTTTAATGGCTCAGGAACAGGTTCAATTAGAATTTCAACAAGAGATGCAAATGTTGCCACAATTACAACAAGCAGCTACTCAGAATCCTCAAGCTCAACAACAGTTTCAACAAATTTCTCAAAAGATAGAAGCTAGAAAAGCAGTATTGATTGCAGATATGACTGAAGAGTTTATGAAGGAAGAAAAAACAATTACTTCTCAGTTTGATCACGATCCATTACTTAAATTGAAACAAAGAGAAGTTGATCTTAAAGCTATGGAAGAAGAGCGTAAAATAAAAGAAGATCAAAACAGAATCAATTTGGATAAAACTAAATTTTTAAAAGGCCAGCAAATTGCTGAAGAAAAATTAGAACAAAACGAAGAATTAGCTCATTTAAGAGCAGACACAGCAATTGAAAAATCATTGATATCTGCTGATGTTAAGTTGACTTCAGATAAAATGAAGGCTAAAGACGTTAGAACCTTGAAAGGTCCGCGTAGTTAGTATATATAAACCTAGGAGAAAAATATGACAATAAAAAAACAAGCACCGTTAGGAAAATCCGAAAAGATCGGCATTCCTTCTCAGAATCTAATAATAGATCCGAGAGGAAAATCTAGTATCAGAGGACGATCAGCTAGAATTGCTACTGGTGATAAAGTGACTGTTCAAGGAACAGGCAAAGCTAGAAAACAAACAGCAACTTGGTTCTAATATGGCCTGGTTCGGTTTAGCGAGAATCGCGCTCCAAACTGGAGCGAAGATATATTCCAATAGACAAAAAGCAAAAGCCGCTATGTCTGATGCACAGTTATTACATGCAGAGCGACAAGCCCGTGGTGAGGAAGCTTACCAGGGAAAATTACTAGAGGCCCGACAGACAGATCTCAAGGACGAATTCGTCCTCGTGATTTTATCGGCGCCCATAATAATTTTGGCCTGGGGGGTGTTCAGCGACAATCCGGACGCCTTAAATAAGGTTAAAATTTTCTTTGAGCATTTCCAACAGCTCCCGACGTGGTTTACTTCACTTTGGGTATTAGTCTGCGCCAGCATTTTTGGCATAAAGGGTACACAAGTATTTAGGAATGGTAAGAAGTAAGAAAGGAGAGAAAAATGAGTATAAACGGAAAAGTTAAATGGTTTAATACAACCAAAGGTTACGGTTTTATTGCAAGAGATGACAAAGAAAAAGATGTATTTGTACATTCTTCAGCAGCAAGAGCCGCAAACCTACAATTAAATGAAGGCGATGCGCTAACATTTGAAGTTGAAGAAGGTCAAAAAGGACCTTCGGCAGTTAATTTGCAGTCGGCATAAATGGTTAAAAATAATGTAGACATACATTATTAAAACAAATATAAACAATTAAGGAGAAAATTATGAGAAATGATTTTGGATCAAGACCTTACAAAACTAGATTTCCTTACAAAGCTGGAAAATCAGCTGGTAAGGAAAAGAAGCAAGGTTACGATGACAGATTAGATGAATCTCTAGGTGCAAGACACGGCAAAAAATCTCAAAGCTACAAAGCCAGAAGAAAAGAATCTGAAGGCATGGAAAAAGCTATGGGAAGAAGAAAATATGCTGCTGTTAAGACTATGGATAAAAATAGTAGAAAAGCATAAGGAGAAGTTATGGGTATAATAACTAAAGGAATGGGGGCTATTCTTAAAAAGGTAAAACCCAAATCTAAATCAAAATGGATTAAAGGTGGTCCTAAAAAACTTGGATCTATCGTAGGGGTTAAACCTGGAACAGGTAATGTCCCTTGGCATGTTAGTGCAGGAAAAACTTTAAAAGAGAGAGATAGAATAGTTAAAACTTCTAAAAGAGTTGACACTATTCATAAAATAGATGCTGCTGAAAAGAAAATTAAAGAAGGAACAGCAGAGCTTAAAAAATTAAGAACAACTGGGTGGACTGGAAAACCTCATGGTAAAAGAGGAACAAAACATTATTTTCCAAAAGGAGAAGGTAAGATGGCTCACAAAGTTGGACCTAAAAAAACTAAATATAAAAAACCAGAACCACCTAATAAAGACGAACCATTTTAATTATGAGCAATTGGACTAGAGCAAACCCGTTAGCAGCAGTACCAGGATACAATGTCCCTCGTGGTCATTTTGCGAATGGTTATACTAATGGTGGGGATAGAGTTGCTATGAGAGCCGGTGGAAGAATAGGATTTAAAAAAGGTACTGATAAGAACTGGATTCAAGACGTAAATAAATCAATCAAAAAACGTGGAACTAAAGGCAAGTGTACACCTATTACAAAAAAAGGTTGCACTGGAAGAGCAAAAGCGTTAGCAATGACGTTTAAAAAGATGGCTAAGAAAAGGAAATCATAATGTCAGATAAAAGATTAAAAGAGATGAATAGGAGTCTTAAAGTCAAAAGCATTACGGATAAATTACATTCAAGCGGCGTCGTGTTGGATAAAGTTATAGATAAATTAAATAGAGGCAGTATAGCTAAAAGAAAAGCAGGTCTTAATAAAGGCGGAAGAGCCGGTTATAAACCAGGTGGACCTGTTCCGAAAATTGGTAGACCAAAAAATCCAAGAGACAAATGGAAAGACAAAATTAGAGATTGGGGTACTGGAAGAACTTTTAAACCAAGAGAAAATTTAATTGAAAAAATGGGGGGAAGTGAAAAAGCTAAACCGCATTCTACACGAGAAGGAAGAGTTGCTTCAGGAAAACGTAGAATAAGAAGAATACTTAAAGATGCAAACCAACGAAGACCAGGAAGACCTTTACCAAGACCAAGTCCAGGATGGAAACGTCCGGAAAACATAATGATTCCACTTCGTGCTAAACATGGCGTAGGTAGCATTGTCAAAGGTGCTAAAAAAATTATAGGCAAAACTAAACCAAAACCAAAAGAAGTGAATGTAGATAAACTTTTAAAAAATCTTGGAGACGAAATTAAAGCAGCACCATTACCACCACAATTGAAAAAATTGGGGCCAAAATTAAAAAAAGCATTTCCTCATCATGATTCAGCAGGAAAGTTAAAAAAAGCTAAAGGTGGAAGAGCCGGTTTTCAACATGGTGGAAGAACAAATTTATATGAAGAACTAGGACGTGTAGAAGCTGAACCGTCAAACAGAAATAGAAGAGCTGAAGTATCAAGAATTCATGGTGAATTGAATAAGGGTTATAAAAAAGGTGGAAGATCTGGTTATGGTTCTGGTGGCGTAGTTCTTAAAGGCAAAAAAGTCGGTATCCAAATAAAATAATGAACCTATTAAAAAAATTGTGGAACTTCCTATTTGGAAGTAAAGAAGAACCAGTAGTTTTAGAAACTCCTGCAGAAGAATCAACAGTTGATCATTGCACTACTCACTTAAGATTTAGAAAGAATTGCCTTGACTGCTTAAGAGCAGTTGCTGCAATATAATATGGAACCAGAACAAATCGTTTACAAACTTCAAAGAGCATTAGAAAGACGAGTCAATCAATTGGCAATCTCGGTTACGTCCGGAGGGGTTGACAACATGGAAACTTACAAGTATATAATAGGACAAATTAATGCACTGGAATCAGTGCGACAGGAAATCTCTAACCTGCAACATGATAAGGAGCTAAATGGCAAATCAGGAACCGTTATCGACCTCAGCAAAGGTCTCAAAAATCCACCTTCCAAATAAGGAACTCGTTGGATTAAAAAAATCAGAACCAAAAAAAGAAGTTACAAAAGAAACTACTAAATTACCTCAACCAACAGGTTGGCGTATGTTAGTTTTACCTTTCAGAATGAAAGAGAAAACTGATGCAGGTCTTTTAATCGGATCAGAAACTATAGACAGACAACAAGTGGCATCACAGTGCGGAAACGTAATGGCGATGGGGGATGCTTGTTACAAGGATAAAGAAAGATATCCTAACGGTCCGTGGTGCAAGGTCGGTGATTGGGTGGTCTTTGCACGTTATGCAGGATCACGAATAGAAATTGAGGGTGGAGAAGTTCGTCTTTTAAATGAAGATGAAATACTAGCAACCGTACAGGATCCAACAGATATCCTGCACAAATATTAACATAGGAAGGAACTATGCCAGAAGAAGAAAAAGTAAAACCAAGTGAAAAATTGGTTGATATTGATACATCGGGGCCTGAAACAGATGTAGCAGTAGAAGAAGTAAAAGAGGAGGCCGTTGTTGAAACCAAGGAACAAGAACCAAAGATCACGGAAGTTGAAAAAGAAGAACCAAAAAAAGAAGAAGATACTAAACTAGAAGAATATAGTAAAGGCGTTCAAGGACGTATTGCTAAACTTACACGAAAAATGAGAGAAGCAG